TACAAATTCTGGTATAATAGATGTATTTGCTGATGCCATTGTATAACGAGTAAACAATATCTTGTGTCCACTTTCGTATGTAAGGTTTAGCAGGAATACGTTTATACCAAAAGACTTACCACTACCCCTACCTCCTGTAATAACATTGTATCTTGTCTTGCTTTGGAATAAAGGTATGTACTTGTCATGTAAGCTTATACTATTCTTCATCTTCTGGTGTTACATCTATAATATCTTCTTGTGTAGGAGGTTGGTGTCCATAGAAATTTATAACAGGTGTTGCTGATTTCTGTGTAGCATTACCAAACCCATCTTTAGGTTTCCCATAGACATACTCTAGTAATAGTTTTCTATCGTTATGGTTTTTCTTAGCCTCTTCTGCTAGACTCATCCAGAAGTCTTGTTCAGAACCAAATACCTTTTTAATGGCTTTGACTCCGAACTCCTTCATCCTTTCTCTCTTAGCTTTGTTTATAGCTGCTGTAGTAGGTTTAACAACATCTAACTGACCTTTCTTCCTTTTGTTATACTTCCTACCATCAGTAGGTTTAATCTCATTTGATTTAGCCATAAGTTTAATCTTAATACTATAACGATATGTTTAGGTTTTGTTTACAACTAAGCGTTTTGTAACTTATTACCCCACACATTGTTAAACTGTTTTTGAGTTATTTCTTCAAAAGAGTTCATAAAATCATCTGTAACATTCTTGTGAGTGTAAACTTCGCTACAGGTTTCTTTATTCCATACCCATCTACCAAATCGTGCAACATTACCAAAAACTTCACAAATTACATCAGACTTATCTTTATGTCTATAATACTTTACCATATTATTTAATGTTACCAGCACATTCCATCCATTGATGTACTGCTCTGTATTACCTCACATCTATCTTTTGATTTCCAAGCCCAAGACTTCATCCTTAACGTCATCATCTCATACATCTCATCTACTCTATCTTCTGGAATAACGTCTGCTAACTCGTGTATCTTATTTCTATCCAATTCATCAAGCTTTCTATCTATTCTTTCATTTATTATCCTAACCCTTTCAGACTTCTTGTTTTCTATTCTTTCTCTTTCCTTCTTCTTATCGTCAAAGAACAAGTCATAAACATTCCTAAACCTAACAAAGCTTTCATAGTAAATATCTATCTTTCTTAATGCGTGGAATATAGATGACCTATTTCTTTTTACTCCCATATCTCCAAACCATTCAGATATCATTCTATCATTCATTCCGTTTATGTCACACATTACCTTATAAAACAATGCTCTAAAGTATGCTTGTTCTTGATGCCTTGATGTGTTTGTTAAATCTAATCCTGTTATTTGTACAAATTTATCAGCTAATTGTTTAGCTGCTTCTACATTGTATGTTCTAAGTTTTGCCATTGTTATCTCTGTTTTGTATTTTTTCGTATTCTTTCCATATTTTAATATAAGCCTCTGTAAGCGACAATACCTCTGGATATGTATGCTTCCTATGTCCTAGCTCTATTGATACTCTCCAGCTACCTTCAAATGCCTCTGGGTATATTACGTATCCTTTTTTAAAGCAATGACTCTGAGCCTCGTTGTTTGTCTTGTAATAGTTAAATGAAGTCTTCTTCTTCTTCGCCATAGTTATATCCCATTTCCTCCATGCTACCTTTAAAGTTTAACGCTCTAAGTAATCCGTCACACTCTTCATAACACTCATCTTCTTCTGCTTTCTTAATCCAAAGTCTTAAGTCTGCTCTAGTGTAACCTATAAATAGTAAGTCAAGTCCTAGTTCATAGAAGTGGTCGGACACATCCTTGTTAAATGGCATACTACAATTCTCCGTAAAATGTATACTGTTCTAAATCGTAGTCACTCATAATATAATTCTTATAAGCATCTGTAGCCACCTGTAGCTTCTGTAGTCCACTATCTACAAATCCTGCTGTAATAGTATAGACTCCAACATCTAACGTTCTCTTGTCTACTACTAGGAATATAAAGTCATCTGCATCAAACAAGTCTAGGTACAAAGCTGCCTGTAGGTCATAACTATATTTCTTAGCTGAGTACTCAAAGTCTTGTATGTTAGCTGTAGTCTTTAAGTCTATGATAGTTGTGCCTTTCTTTGCATCTGCCTTACCTCTAAATGGTAATCCCATAAACTCTCCTATTGCAGGTATCTCAAACTCACATCCACTTAGTAAAGCAGCAGCTTCTTCATTAGCCAATACAGCTTCAGCTATCTTCTGTGCCTTGTTAAGTTCTAGGTTAGTATAAACCAAATCCTTACCTAGCTCTTCAGCAGTTAACTTAAAACTCTTACTAGCTTTAGTTCCGTCTACAAATGTAAACTCATCAAGTCTATGTGGCTCTAGTACACATAAGTGTGTTAGTCTACCATCTCTAAGTGCTTGACTATCTGGCGAACCTTCAGTAAGTGATGTTGCGTATGCCTTAGGGGACTCTATTAATTTCTTGCAGGAAGAAGATGATAATGCGTGTTGACCTAAGTAGCCATAGTAAAAAACATCATCATACATCTTAGGTATAATATCAGAGACTTTGAACTCATCTCCGTTTAGCAGTCTTATATTTTTCATAATGATTGTATTTAAATGAACTGCAATATAGTAATATTATTTGTTAAATCAAATAAACTTTATCTTTTTTACAATTAGATGTTCTAGTGAGTTTAGTGGAGGTGTCCATCCTTTAGCATTGTTATCTCCTCCAAAGCTATTACCCTTAACCTTAACATCATTGCTTCTTAGATGGTTAAGTAGGTCCAGCCTTTTAAATACATAAGCAGTCTCTACACCTTCTAAGCTCTTTAGTATGTAAACATAGTATGTAGCCTTAGACGCAATGATACCACTATCTTCTCCCTTCTTTGTATTCTGGAACTCTATGTACAGGTTTACAGGTCTAGAGTATCTATCAGCATAGTAGTAACCTTTAGAGTCATACTTAACCTCGTAAGTAACCTCGCTACCTTTGTAGTTAGCTTTTATATCCCAATCATAAAACTTTTTGTTTGGTGCTTTCTCTATGTCTGTATGTGTCTTAGACAATTCGTTAAGCCATAAACTCTCTCCTATATTACCTCTTAAAAAGCTCATATCTATTTGTATGTAGAGTAAACTGATTTCAATGGATTAAGAACCTTTCCCTTAAATGCACAAGAAGTACATCCTGTTATCCTTATACTAAATATTCTTTGTGCTATAGGCAGTAACTCTTTCTGTGCGTGTTTATTGTATATCGTTTGGTTAGTGTCAAAGTACTTAGCTAAAGTATTAAACTCATCTTCAGTTAAACATTTCACATTCCTGTACTTAAATACTTTATTTAGCTTCTCCTGTCTCTCATCACAACCACAGTCTTCTCCAGCAATAAACTTAACAACCTTCTTGATACCTGTAGCTTTTGTTATCTTGGCTACAGTATCTCCAAGTCCTTTAGACTTATTCTCATTGTCTTTATCAAACTTAGCCTTCCATTCTTTGTAAGCTTTAGTTCTTTTATCTCCTTTAAATTCTTCCATGTTTATAATAATTTGTCGTAGTCTCCGTTAAAGTAATCTTGAGCATCTTCATCAAACTTATCCCTTAGCCTTCTCTTGCAGTTCTTGGATGTATTGTATAGTGAGGTTAGGCTTATGCCTTTGTACTGATTACCATCCTCATCTATAAACTTGCTTTCTTTCTCTAAACCTCTTAGAGATATATCTGTCTTGTAGTAAATGTCCGTAAACATTATATCGTACCTATGCCATTGCTTTATCTCTTTGTCGATACTGTCCATTAAGTTCTGGAAGGCATAGTTTTCTTTAATGTCAAAAGCTTCTAAAACTTGGTAAGAGTAAACAACCTCATCATACTCAACGAGAGGCTGCTTACTTTTTACCCTCTTATAATCAATACAAACACTAAACAAAGTACTGTAGAAGTAACCGAATCGTATTCCGTTATCTTCGTTTAAAATCTTATTAACGTCTTTTAAAGACCTGTGTATTTTTAAATATGCTTCTTGTACTAAATCCTCAGCAAACATATTAGAGCCTACAAACTTAACAGCCAATCCAACCCACTTTTTGTGGCTCTTGTAAAGCTCTGCTAATAACTCATTCTTAGTCATACATAAATATATGACAAAATAAAAATATAATAACTAAAAGTTATTAACAATTACAACTTCTATTCTACCATTACCTTTGTCGTATTCTGTAGGTAGTATTGTCTCTGTCTTAACAAAGTCATCATTGTCATCTTCCCAGCAACCATAGTGTGTTATGGCATCCAATAGAAATTTAGATACAACAGCTATTGCATTCATCTTATCTCTTCTTCTTCTATCTGGGCTAAATAACTGATAAGTTATATTAACAGGTGTGTCTATCTTAACGCCTTCTAGCTGGTCTCTCATAACCTCAAAGAATACTTTTTTAGCATTGTTCTTCATAATGTGATGCAGGTTCATAAACCTGTTCATATTAAGCCAAACGTTTACATTCTTCTTTGTCTTTTTAGGTAGTTCTACATACATAGGAACTATAAGTTTTAGTTCGCTCAAAACGATAAAGAATCTAGATATTCAGTATCTACTACTTCTGGCAAACCTGCCTCATTAACTTTAAAACTAAAGTCATCAAAAGAAAAGCTTCTACTTCTTTTACAGCTAACAGTAACCCATCCTTTATTCTGTGTGTTCTTCTCTAATTGTATCTGGCTCTCACATTTTTTTTCAAGGAAGCTACCTAGGTGACCTGTGGGTTTAGAACTTCCAAAATTACTATGTATAACCGTAATAATGTGACAATTATGCTCTGCTGTCCATTTCATAATCCTTTGAACTATCTCAGAAGATTCTGTAATATTATTTACATCAGAAACTAAATCAGCAATTCCGTCAATAACAACTAATCCAATATTCTTAGACTGTAACTTGTCAGTCAATATGTATTCTATAAAATCTATCCTTTCTGTATAAGACATCTTTCTTAAAGCGTAAGTGTGATAGTCATCATCAATCTCTCCTGCATTCATATCAACAGGTCTTCTAAACACCTTTTGTGCGTGATACCTTCCTTGCTCCGTATCGAAGTGTATAACCCTTCTCTTGTCTCTTAATCCTTTTATGTGTCCACTAAACTTATTGCTGCCTTTTAAGTATGTGCTTACCAGTAAACTTACAAAGTAGGTCTTCATACTTTTAGGAGGTGCTTGTATAAAGCTAAAGTTACCATAGGTAGCTAAAGGTATTGTGTAAGTCTTATTACCTTTTAATGTAGTTAAATTAGCTTCTCCACAGGATATAGCTATTGGAGGTTCTTTTATCTCTTCGGATATGTCTACATAAGCATCTTCCTCCAGTAGCTTCATAAACATTCTTTGTTCTTCTTTTTCTTCTATACTCATACTGATTTGTTTATTTATCTGTTTGATGCATCTAGACAACTAAAGCAGCAGTATCTTTTGCCAAGTTGCACCTCTACACCACACTCCATACACTCACTACTTTCCTCTAAAGACTTGTGATATTCATTTAATTCTTTGTCAAATACTTCCATAATATTTTTTTTGGTTTTAACTAAGTGTATAACACATTAAAACGTGCCATACACAACTGTTGTGTGTAATACTACTTCTTTACTATCCTTTCAAAAACAACTTGTTTAGGTAGCATATCCTTTGTTAAAAATACACTCGAAAACGGGGGGTTAAGTTTTGGCTTTACATCTGCGTAATCCTTAAAGTAACTTACTCGCTTATCAAAATACATTATTTCAAAATCATTGTCCGCAAACATTGAAAATCTTTTTTGGCTTTCAAACAATCCTACAACACCTACAAGCATTGCAAATGGTTTCCCTAATTCAAACAGTTTGCTAAATACTTCATATTTTAGTGAGTAAGGCGGATTACTTATTATATAATCAATTTCACTTGGTGGCTCATATTCAAAGAAGTCAAAACCGTTTTCGATGTGTGTATTTAAAACCTTATGCCCATTTGCAACTAATAGTTTTACAAAGTTACTTTCCGCCAAATCAAAAGGACACCATACATAACTATTAGGTTTTAAATATTTTAACAAAGGCGTTATCGCATAGTTTGGAGTGTAGAACTCATCATTTTCATTTCGTGTAGTTGTTTTTTCTGCTTTGTTTGTAATTAAATCTAATTTCATAATTCAAAGTTTTTGCTTATTTGCCCGTACTACACACAACAATGTATATAAGTAATGGCAGGTTATTGTTTAATTTTAAGTTTCTGTTTATCTATTTACTTTTTTGCTTTTTGATAAGTAAGTGCTTTTTATCTGCCACTACTCATATACGGTTACGTTGTAAAAAATGTTTACTTAGTTAAATTCTATTTCATTAATTTCGTTAATATTATCCTCTTTTAAGTTGTCTATCGCTAGGTATTCTTTAGCTTGTTCTTTGTCTAAAAACACCTCTCTAAATAATTGCCTACCATAATCATCAGTTTCAGTAACCACGTAAACACATTTCACAACATTGGTTAAAGTTAATTGCTCTTTTATATCATTAATTGCACACATATAACCAGTCATTTCCTCTTTTGTAAACTCGTATGATAATCCTTTAGGGTATTTCTCTTTAAATATATTGTTAATTATTTCTTCCATTTTTATTAATTTAAGTTATTACTCACGCAACTAACCTTAACCACATACGTTAATAAAAAGGGAGGTTTTTACACCTCCCCAATAAATTAAAATGGCAAATCGTTTGAAACGGTTGTTTGTCTTGACTTAACATTGTTCTCCTTAGATTGGAAAACTGCTTTAGTACAACTTCCATCTGTCCATACCACTTGACCATTACCTAAATAGTCTTTAGCTTTCTTAGCTTCTCTCTCTTCTTTAGTTTGAGAATCAAATACTGAAACGTTCTGACCATACTGATTGGTATCGTCATTTACCGATAGTGTAAAGTTGTAATAATTACCTGCTTTACCTTTTACGATTTTTTGTTTAGGCAACTTGTCTAAGTTGATACTAACATTAATTAATGCACTCATATTATAATTGTTTAAATTTGTGTCTAAAAGAATCCGTAGACACATCGGATATTTATTTTAATAAAGCCTCTGCAACTTTCTTGCTAATCTTATACTTGGTTCTAAGAGTATCTATATCTCCACCTTCCTTTAACCATTTCTGTGCTTTAGGGAACTCTGGTGTACCTTCGTTTAACCATTTAGTTGGTTCTGCTGATTTAGCTCCTTTTCCGTGTGTATTTGTAGCATCTGGGTCTAAAGCACTATCATCAATCAAAAATATACCATTTAAGGCATATTTCCGAGCATAACTGCTGGAGCTACCAAATGATTGTGCAATGTCCATACCTTTTCTGTTAGGGTCTATACCTGCCTGTGCCTGTACACTAACCTTTGCATCCATATCTCCTAATGTAACTGTTGCTTCTGCAAACAATATACCTCCTAGTTCTTTTATCTCATCAGAGATAGTTAAAGCTAAAGCATACTTACTTAATAGTGGCTTAACTGCCTCTAGTATGTCTTCACAGCTTCTGTAGTTGTACTTACCAAAATTATTCCTTTGGTTCTTTGGTGCTTTCAATTCTTTTTGAATTGCGATTAACTTGTCGTTAAAATCTAAATCTTTTTTACTCATCTTTATTATTGTTTAATTTACTAATTTCTAAATACTTTCTAATCCAATATCTTAATTCAGACTTGGTCTTTTTAATTACAACTATCAAATGCACTATCGATGCAATAAGTAATAGCAATGTTAATAATACTAGTATCATAACGACCTTAATATTATTTCTTTATAACCCTCTGGCAGTTCGTCTGCCTCACAAAGTTCTATTACTAGTTCTTTAAGTTGGTCTTTCTCTATTGTTAATCTTCCTACTAAGCCTTCTAAAGCTTTTATTCTTTGATTTAGGTAATCTATTGTATCGCTCATTATAATTGTTTTATGGTGCAATCTACAATTAATATTTTAATC